AGACCATATATCGAAGCAGACGGTGGGTATTTGGAATTTGTAGAAATAGAATATAATTTAGAGGAAGTAGTTAGAGACTATTATGGTGTTAAGGATGGAGAGGAAGCAGCTATAGTTAAAGTTAGATTGCATGGTGCTTGTACTTCATGTGCTATGAGTGCTCAAACTTTGAAAATGGGTATTGAAAAACATCTTATTATGACATTTCCAGAAATAGTTGGAGTTATTCAAGTAGAATGATGCATGTAGGCTACATGAAAAAGGATATTTTAATAAATAATTTCAGAAATAATCTGAGATTCGGAGAACAAAGATGCCACTAAATTTAGCATCTCCTGGAATTGTAGTTAGAGAAGTTGACTTAACCGTTGGTCGTGTAGACACAGCATCGGACAAAGTTGGTGCTCTTGTTGGACCATTTGCTAAAGGAGCAGTTGACCTTCCAATTTTAGTAGAAACAGAGCAAGATTTATTAAATGCTTTTGGAAAACCATATTCCGCTGATAAGCACTATGAGTATTGGATGACAGCATCCTCATACTTAGCTTATGGTGGTCCATTAAGGATAGTAAGAGCAGATGATGATGATCTTAAAAATGCTTTTTCAGGAACAGCAGGAAGTATTAAGATAAAAAGCACAGAACATTACAATGATTTAGGATATGATGGATCAACAATTACTGGAGTAACTGTTGCTGCTAGAAACCCTGGTTCATGGGCAAATAACCTAAAGGTTGCTATTATTGATGATATAGCAGATCAAGTATTAACATTCAGTTCCTTACCAACAAATATTAACGTTGGTTATGGTGTAACACAAGGTGTTCCAGCAAATACAGTTGTAGCAGGTTCTGGTTCAACATCACTATTAACTGGATACTTTAAAGGTATTGTTACACAAATAGATACAAACTTAAAACAAGTATCTGTTAAGATTTTAGAATCAGTAACAAATGCAGGTGTTTCAACATCAGTTAATTACCAACCAAACGGTATATACAAGTTTGGAAATACTGCTGTTGCAATTCATACATCTGGACAATCATCCTCATATACAACAGGAACACCTTCTGCTAGTGTAGATTGGTTTGATCAACAGACAATTCAATTAACTAACTCAACAATTAATTGGAATAATATTGCAGAGAGACCTGGCACTTCATCATTTGCTGCTGCTCGTGATGCTAGATTTGACGAAGTTCATGTAGTTGTAATTGATGATGTAGGTGAAGTAACTGGTAATGCAGGTACTATCTTAGAGAAACACTTATCACTTTCAAAAGCAAAAGATGGTGAGTATTCATTAGGTTCACCTTCATATTGGAGAAAATATACTTACAATAACTCAACAAATATCTTTGCTGGTGGAGCACCTGCAGGTATTGTAACAACATCATTCGGTGCTGGAGCAACTAACTTCACACAATTTGCTGATGGTGGTTGGGATCAAAATGCACAGGGCATTAGGTATTCTGGTATTGGTGCAACAACATTAACACTAGGTGGTGGTAAAAACTATGATGGTGGAACAAATGATGAAGCAGTTGGTGCATTCCAAGTTACTTTATCAGGATTAGCAGCTGGTTATCAACTCTTTGAAGATGATAACTTAAACTCAGCAGACTTTATTCTAATGGGTTCTGGTAATCATACTAAAGAAACTGCACAATCACTTGCAAACAAAATCATCTCTGTTGCAGAGATAAGAAAGGATGCAGTTGCATTTGTATCACCACATCGAGGAGCATTCCTTAGTGATGGTAGTGCAGGATCAGTAACAGTCTTTAATGATTCTCAAATTACAGATAACGTAATAAGTTTCTTTGCTCCTGTATCATCCTCATCATTTGCAGTGTTCGATAGCACATACAAATACATGTATGATAGATTTGCAGATACATTCAGATATGTACCTATGAACGGTGACATTGCTGGATTATGTGCAAGAAACGATATTAACAACTTCCCTTGGTTCTCACCAGCAGGAACTGCAAGAGGTGCAATACTGAATGCAGTTAAACTAGCATACAACCCATCTCAAACACAAAGAGACCAGTTGTATTCTAACAGAGTTAACCCAATCATCTTCTCACCTGGCGGAGGAATAGTCCTCTTCGGTGATAAGACTGGACTTGGAAAGGCATCTGCATTTGACAGAATAAACGTTCGTAGATTGTTTATTTTCCTTGAGAATGCAATATCTGGTGCTGCAAGAGATCAAATGTTTGAATTTAACGATGAAATCACAAGGACAAACTTTGTGAACATTGTTGAACCATTCCTCCGTGATGTACAGGCAAAACGAGGAATATTTGATTTCAGAGTTATCTGTGATGAAACAAATAACACTGCTGCAATCATAGATAACAATGAATTTGTCGCAGACATATTCATCAAACCTGCAAGATCCATTAACTTCATCGGTCTAACCTTCGTTGCTACACGAACAGGTGTATCATTCGAGGAAGTAGTCGGTTCTGTTTAACGAGGTAATTAAAAAAAATGGCAACCCAATTTAATAGACCACCTTTAAGAAGAATCACTGACTTTAAAAGTAAGTTAGTTGGTGGTGGTGCAAGACCGAATCTATTTGAAGTCGAACTTGCTTTTCCAGAGGAATTAGCAATCGACAACGATGTAAAGGATAAGTCAAGATTCTTAGTAAAAGCAGCAGCTTTACCTGCTTCTAATATAACTCCAATCGATGTTAACTTTAGAGGTAGGATCTTAAAGATTGCTGGAGATAGAACATTTGATACATGGACTATTACAGTTATCAATGACACTGATTTCTCAATCCGTTCTGCTTTTGAAAAATGGATGAACTCCATTAATAGATTATCTGATGCTACTGGTGCTAATAATCCAGCAGACTATCAAGAAGATGCTTATGTTCATCAACTTGATCGTGATGGATCTACATTAAGAAGTTACAGATTCTATGATGTTTTCCCAACAAATATCAGTCAAATGGATTTATCTTACGAAACAGTTGACACAATAGAGGAGTTTACGGTAGAATTACAAGTACTATACTTTGAATCAATCAAAGGTGTTGGTGATAATGCTGGAGGAGAAAGCATTAGTTAAAACTGATAAATAGTGCTATAATAAAAGAAAAATAGTTATACAATGGCAAAACTCTTTGGATTCTCAATTGATGACTCGGCTAATACACCCGATTCAGTAGTCTCACCCGTTCCCCGTAGTAACGAGGACGGGGTTGACTATTTTGTGCAATCTGGTTTTTATGGGCAGTATGTAGATATCGAAGGTGTTTATCGTACAGAATATGATTTAATTAAAAGATATCGTGAGATGTCATTACATCCTGAATGTGATGGTGCTATTGAAGATGTTGTAAATGAAGGAATAGTTAGTGATTTATATGATTCTCCTGTAGAAATAGAATTATCAAACGTAAATGCAAGTGATAAGTTAAAAGATAGGATTAGAGAAGAATTTAAAGGTATTAAGGAAATGATGGACTTTGATAAAAAGTCTCATGAGATCTTTAAAAACTGGTATGTTGATGGAAGATTATATTACATAAAAGTTATTGACACAAAAAGACCACAGGATGGTATTCAAGAGATCAGATATGTTGATCCAATGAAGATGAAATTTGTTCGTCAAGAAAAGGGTACAAATAATAAAGGTAAATTACCATTAGATCCACTTGCAGGAAGTGGGATTAAGAAAGCACAATATCCTGAGATCGATGAGTATTATATTTACTCTCCAAAACCAAACTATCCTACAACAATGATGTCAGGTGGTGGTGGTGATAAGGGAGTTAAAATTGCAAAAGATTCAGTATGTCATGTTACATCTGGATTATTTGATCGTAATAAAGGAACTTGTTTATCATACTTACATAAAGCAATCAAAGCACTTAATCAATTAAGAATGATTGAAGATAGTCTTGTTATCTACAGATTATCAAGAGCACCAGAAAGAAGAATATTTTACATTGATGTTGGTAATCTTCCAAAGGTAAAAGCAGAACAATATCTTAAAGAAGTGATGTCTCGTTATAGAAACAAACTTGTTTATGATGCAAATACTGGTGAGGTCAGAGATGATCGTAAATTTATGTCGATGATGGAAGATTTCTGGCTACCAAGAAGAGAAGGTGGAAGAGGAACTGAAATCACAACTTTACCTGGTGGACAAAACTTAGGTGAACTTACAGATATTGAATATTTTCAGAAGAAATTATATCGTGCATTAGGTGTTCCAGAATCAAGAATTGCAAGTGATGGTGGATTTAATTTAGGAAGATCATCAGAGATATTAAGAGATGAATTAAAGTTTGCAAAATTTGTAGGAAGACTTAGAAAAAGATTTGGAAATCTATTCAGTAATTTATTAAAAACACAATTAATTTTAAAGAATAT